ATGCAGGTAGGGTATGTCAGGGTGTCAACAAATGACCAGAACACCGCTTTACAACGAAACGCGCTGGAGTGCGCAGGATGTGAGCTGATCTTTGAAGATAAAATAAGCGGCCGTAAGGCTGAAAGGCCAGGGTTAAAAAAGGTGCTACGCACATTATCAGAGGGTGACACGCTGGTTGTGTGGAAGCTGGACCGGCTGGGGCGCAGTATGCGGCACCTGGTAGTTTTGGTAGAAGAGCTGCGCGAAAGGGGCGTTAACTTCCGCAGCCTGACCGACAGCATTGATACATCCTCGCCGATGGGACGCTTTTTCTTCCATGTGATGGGCGCACTGGCAGAAATGGAGCGTGAGTTAATTGTGGAGAGAACGCGCGCTGGACTGGAAGCAGCCCGGGCTGAGGGACGCGTAGGGGGAAGAAGGCCAAAATTAACACCGGGGCAATGGGAGCAGGCCGGGCGGCTGATTGCTGCCGGGCAGCCACGGCAAAAGGTCGCCCTGATTTTTGATGTCGGGCTCTCCACACTTTATAAAAAATTCCCCGCCGGGCCGGTGAAGGTAACGTAATCCCTCAGCCTCTTGTTGTGCCATAAGTGACACATCGCAGTTAGCGTGCGTTGCAGGCCCATCATTCAGAACATAAGCAGACCCCCCTGTAACCGGAGAGACTGCCTTATGGCTCAGGATTACCACCACGGGGTGCGCGTTGAGGAAATCAACGAAGGCACCCGAACCATTCGCACGGTTAGCACCGCAATCGTGGGCATGGTCTGCACCGGCGATGATGCTGATGCGTCCATGTTCCCCCTCAACAAACCCGTCCTTTTAACCGACGTCCTGACCGCAAGCGGCAAGGCGGGGGAATCGGGAACGCTGGCCCGTTCGCTGGATGCGATTGCCGATCAGGCAAAACCCGTGACGGTTGTCGTGCGCGTGGCGCAGGGTGAAACCGAAGCGGAAACCACCTCCAATATTATCGGCGGCGTCACGGCTGACGGTAAGAAAACGGGCATGAAGGCGTTGCTTTCGGCTCAGTCCCAGCTCGGCGTTAAGCCCCGCATTCTCGGTGTGCCTGGGCACGATACGCAGGCGGTTGCCACTGAATTGCTGAGCGTGGCCCAGAGCCTGCGAGGTTTTGCTTACCTTGCTGCGTACGGCTGCAAAACGGTGGAAGAGGCTATCGCGTACCGCGCCAATTTCAGCCAGCGTGAAGGAATGTTGATCTGGCCTGATTTCATCAACTTTGACACCGTGCTGAATGCTGATGCGACGGCGTTTGCCTCTGCCCGTGCGCTTGGCCTGCGCGCCAAAATTGACGAGCAGACCGGCTGGCATAAGTCCCTTTCTAACGTTGGCGTGAATGGCGTTACCGGTCTGTCCGCCGATGTGTTCTGGGACCTGCAGGACCCGGCAACGGATGCGGGCCTGCTGAACCAGAATGACGTCACCACCCTGATCCGCAAAGATGGCTTCCGCTTCTGGGGTTCCCGCTGTCTCAGCGATGATCCGCTGTTTGCCTTTGAAAACTACACCCGTACGGCGCAGGTGCTGGCTGACACGATGGCCGAAGCTCATATGTGGGCAGTTGATGGCGTGCTCAACCCGTCGCTGGCCCGTGACATTATCGAAGGTATCCGCGCCAAACTGCGCAGCCTGAAAACGCAGGGCTACATCCTTGGTGCAGATTGCTGGCTGGATGAGTCGGTGAACGATAAGGACACCCTGAAGGCCGGAAAGCTTTATATCGACTATGACTACACGCCAGTGCCGCCACTGGAAAACCTGATGCTGCGCCAGCGCATCACCGATCGTTACCTGGTGGATTTCGCCAGCCGCGTAGCTGCTTAAGGGGACCTCATGGCCTTACCACGCAAACTAAAACACCTGAACCTGTTTAATGCAGGTAACAACTGGCAGGGGATTATTGAGTCGTTAACCCTGCCGAAATTCACCCGTAAGTTTGAGAAGTATCGCGGCGGCGGTATGCCTGGCGCGGTGGATATCGATATGGGGCTGGATGATGGCGCACTGGATACTGAATTCTCGATCGGTGGCACAGAACTGCTTTTGTTTAAGCAGATGGGTACCGCCACGGTGGATGGTATTCAGCTGCGCTTTACCGGCTCCATTCAGCGCGATGACACCGGCGAAGTTCAGGCGGTTGAGCTGGTTGTGCGCGGGCGTCACAAGGAACTGGATTCCGGCGAGTGGAAGACCGGCGAAAGCAATACCACCAAAGTCAGCAGCACCAATAGCTACGCGAAGCTGACCATCAACGGCGAAGTGCTTTATGAGGTCGATCTGGTCAACATGATTGAAATCGTTGACGGCAAGGATCTGATGGAAGAGCACCGCAACGCGCTGGGCCTCTGATAAACCTTAAAGGCGCGGGCAACCGCGTCACTACTCCCCGAACAGGAAAAGAACATGAGCGATAATCTGACTGAAAAAACCGTGCAGCTGGACACCCCCATCAAGCGCGGTAAAACCGAAATCACAGAGATTGTGCTGCGCAAACCGCAGTCCGGCGCGCTGCGTGGCACCCGCCTGCAGGCCATTATGGATATGGACGTGGGCGCAATGATGACCGTCATTCCGCGTATCTCCACGCCGACCCTGACGGCGCAGGAAATGGCAGAAATGGACCCTGCCGATCTCACTGCGATGTCTGTTGAGGTCGTGACTTTTTTGTTGAAGAAGTCGGTGCTTGCCGGTTTACCGACAGCCTGACGGTGGATGACCTGGTGGCTGATATCGCCACCATTTTTCACTGGCCGCCATCTGTCACTGACGTTATGCCGCTAACCGAAGTGCTGGAGTGGCGGCATAAAGCGATTCAGAGAAGCGGGGCCAGCGATGAGTGACACTAACCTGCGCCTGCAGGTGATTCTAAATGCGGTTGATAAACTCACCCGCCCATTTCGTTCTGCACAGGCCAGCTCAAAAGAGCTGGCTACTGCCATTCAGCAAAGCCGCGCCAGGCTAAAAGAGCTGGACACACAGGCGGGCCGGATTGACGGCTTCCGCAAGGCCAGTGCGCAGCTGGCAATCACCGGTAACAATCTCAAAGCCGCACGGGAAGAAGCGGCCAAACTCGCCACGCAGTTTTCAGACACAAACCGACCCACAGCGGCGCAGGCCCGCCTGCTTGAACAGGCAAAAAACCGCGTCTCTGAACTGCAGACCAAATACAACGGCCTGCGCCAGTCAGTGCAGAAACAGCGCCTTGCCCTGAACGAGGCGGGCATGGACACTCGAAAGCTGAGCAGCGCGCAGCGTGAGCTACGTCAGAATGCAGACGAAACGCGGCAGGCACTGGACCGCCAGCAGAAATCCCTTAAACGGCTTGGTGAGCAACAGGCCAGGGTTAATGCTGTCAGGCAGCAATATTCCAGGAGTCTGGAAGTGCGGGATCGCATTGCAGGAGCCGGAGCCACAACCTCTGCAGCAGGGCTGGCAATGGGTGCGCCGGTCATGGCTGCAGTAAAAAGCTATGCCAGCATGGAAGACGCCATGAAAGGCGTGGCAAAGCAGGTCAACGGCCTGCGGGATGATAACGGCAACCGTACTAAGCAGTTCTATGACATGCAGGCCGCCATTAAGGCTGCCAGCGAACAGTTGCCTATGGAGAACGGCGCTGTTGACTATGCCGCGCTGGTTGAAGGTGGCGCGCGCATGGGGGTGACTAATCAGGACGATCCCTTTGAAGACCAGAAGCGTGATCTGCTGGCCTTTGCCAGTACGGCGGCAAAAGCGGCAACGGCATTTGAACTGCCTGCTGATGAACTGGCTGAAGGGCTGGGCAAAATCGCCAGCCTTTACAAGGTGCCGACCCGCAATATTGAGCAGCTGGGCGATGCGCTGAACTATCTGGACGATAACGCCATGTCTAAGGGCGCTGACATTATTGACGTGCTGCAGCGCATGGGGGGCGTGGCTGACCGTCTGGATTTTCGTAAGGCAGCGGCGCTTGGCTCAACCTTCCTTTCACTGGGCGCAGCACCGGAAATAGCCGCCAGCGCATCAAACGCGATGGTACGCGAGTTGTCTATTGCCACGATGCAGAGTAAGCGATTTTTTGAAGGTATGGATCTGCTGAAGCTCAATCCAGCAGAGATTGAAAAGCAGATGACTACGGATGCCATTGGCACTATTCAGCGCGTGCTGGAGAAGGTCAATAATCTGCCGCAGGATAAGCGTCTGTCAGCGATGACAATGCTGTTTGGTAAGGAGTTTGGCGACGATGCCGCGAAGCTGGCCAATAACCTGCCGGAGCTGCGCCGCCAGTTACAACTCACTGCCGGGGAAGGTGCCAATGGCTCAATGCAGAAAGAGTCCGACATAAACAAGGATTCGCTTTCTGCACAGTGGATGCTGGTAAAAACGGGCGCGCAGAACGCCTTCAGCAGCCTGGGAGAAACGCTGCGCCAGCCGCTGATGGATATTATGGGTTACGTGAAAAGCGTAACAGGAGCACTGCGCAGCTGGATTGAAACTAACCCGCAACTGGCAGGCACGCTGATGAAAGTGGCCGCCGTCATTGCTGCGATCACGATTGGGCTTGGTACGTTGGCAATTGTTGTGGCCGCCGTGCTGGGGCCGCTGGCGGTGATGCGTTTTGGCCTGTCCATGCTCGGTGTGAAGACGCTGCCTTCTGTGATCGGCGCAGTGACGAGAACAGGTAACGCGCTGACGTGGCTGGCGAATGCGCCTCTTTCACTGCTGCGGCGTGGCATGGCTTCAACGGGGGGGAGCGTCGGGTTACTGAATGCCCCATTAAATGCCCTGCGTCGATCTGCTGGAGTGACCGGTAACGCGATAAGGGCAATAGCAGGCGCGCCGATGGGAATGTTTCGCGCCGGAATGTCTGGTATCCGCAATGTGCTGGCTATGGTGATGAATCCCCTGGCGGCGCTGCGAGGTGGCGTGTCTGCTGCCGGTGGTGTCCTGCGTTTTCTTGCCACTGGCCCGCTGGCGTTACTCCGTGGCGCGCTGTTTGGCATTTCAGGACTGTTGGGCGCGTTATTGAGCCCGATTGGGCTGGTTGTTGCGGCCCTTGCCGGGGTGGCGCTCGTTATCTGGAAGCACTGGCAGCCTATCGGTGCGTTTTTAGGTGGCGTGGTTGAGGGCTTTAAAGCAGCTGCTGCGCCTATCAGCGCTGCCTTTGAACCTGTCCGGCCGCTGTTTCAGTGGATTGGTGACAAGGTTCAGGCGCTATGGGGATGGTTCAGCGATCTGCTGACGCCGGTAAAAGCCACGGCAGAAGAGCTGAACAGTGCGGCGGCAATGGGGCGGCGATTTGGTGAGGCGCTGGCCGAGGGTCTCAACATGGTGATGCACCCGCTGGAATCCCTGAAATCGGGCGTGACGTGGCTACTCGAAAAGCTGGGAATAGTCAGCCAGGAGGCTGCAAAGGCTAAACTGCCGGAGCCGGTGACTCGCCCACAACCTGCCACAGTGAACAGTGACGGGAAGGTGGTGCTTCCGGCGGGAGGATTCCCGTCGTTCAATTATGCGGGCATGTACGACAATGGCGGCGCGATCCCGCGCGGTCAGTTTGGGATTGTCGGGGAGAACGGGCCCGAAATCGTGAACGGCCCGGCGAACGTGACCAGCAGGCGGCGCACGGCAGCGCTGGCTTCGGTTGTGGCCGGGACGCTGGGAGTGGCGGCAGCACCTGCGGAGGCCGCGCCTCTTCATCCGTTCAGCCTTCCCGCTACGGCGTACAGGCAAAGTCAGCCCGTGAAGACCGCCAGCGCGCCAGCAGTCATGCACTTTGAAACTCATGCGCCTATCACGATTCATGCCCAGCCAGGACAAAGTCCGCAGGATATCGCGCGCGAGGTTGCCCGTCAGCTGGATGAACGAGAGAGACGCACCCGCGCGAAGGCGCGCAGTAGTTACAGCGATCAAGGGGGGTACGAATCATGATGATGGTGCTGGGATTGTACGTTTTCATGCTGCGAACAGTTCCCTACCAGGAGCTGCAGTATCAGCGCAGCTGGCGGCACGCTACTAACAACAGAATTAACCGCCGGGCGACTACGCAATTTCTCGGGCCCGATAATGACACGCTCACCCTTTCAGGTGTTCTGCTGCCAGAAATTACTGGCGGCCGGTTGTCATTGCTGGCGCTGGAGCAGATGGCGGAGCTGGGCAAATCATGGCCCCTCATTGAGGGCAGCGGGACCATTTACGGAATGTTTGTGATCGAGAGCCTGAGCCAGACGAAAACGGAGTTTTTTGAAAGCGGGATGCCCCGCAGGATTGAATTCACGCTGACCCTGAAAAGGGTGGATGAGTCGCTTTCTGAAATGTTCGGCAACCTGAGCGATCAGCTCAGCAATCTGCAGAATTCAGCTAAAACCGCCATCGGAAACATTACAAGCAAGGTGGGAGGGCTGCTGCAATGAATTTCAGTTCCGATCTTTTACAGCTCACAGGCAAAAGCCCGGCATTCAGCATCACGATTGAAGGTAAGGACGTGACGACGGTTCTTGATGCCCGACTGATGAGCCTGACGCTGACTGACAACCGCGGCTTTGAGGCTGATCAGCTGGATATAGAGCTGGATGATTCAGACGGGCTGGTTATGCTGCCGCGTCGCGGTGCTGTGATTCATCTGGCGCTGGGGTGGCAGGGTAAGCCTCTTTTTCCGAAAGGGGGATTTACGGTAGATGAAATAGAACACAGTGGCGCGCCGGACCGGCTGACGATCCGCGCCCGCAGCGCTGATTTTCGCGAGACGCTGAATACCCGGCGTGAAAAATCATGGCATCAGACGACTGTGGGGAATGTGATTAAGGAAATAGCCGAGCGCCATAATTTAAAGATGGCGCTGGGGCAGGACCTGAAGGATAAAGCGCTGGATCACCTGGACCAGACGAACGAAAGCGACGCGAGTTTTATGATGAAACTGGCGCGGCAGTATGGCGCCATAGCATCAGTTAAGGATGGCAATCTACTTTTTATCCGACAGGGGCAGGGAAGAACGGCCAGCGGCAAACAACTGCCGGTCATGACCATAACCCGGCAGGATGGTGACGGGCATCGTTTTACCCTGGCGGACCGTAGTGCCTATACCGGCGTGATTGCCAGCTGGCTGCATACCCGGGAGCCAAAAAAGAAAGAAACGGCAAACGTAAAACGCCGACGCAAGAAAGTCACGGACCCGAAAGAGCCAGAGGCGAAACAGGGGGATTATCTGGTTGGTACGGATGAGAACGTGCTGGTTCTCAATCGCACCTACGCCAACCGGGCTAACGCAGAACGAGCCGCAAAGATGCAATGGGAGCGGCTGCAGCGTGGTGTGGCGTCATTTTCGCTCCAACTGGCTGAGGGAAGGGCAGACCTTTACACAGAAATGCCGGTAAAGGTGCAAGGCTTTAAGCAGCCCATTGATGAGGCTGCCTGGACGATTACGACACTCACGCACACTATCAGCTCAGAAAGTGGGTTTACGACCAGTCTTGAGCTGGAAGTGAAAATAGATGATTTAGAAATGGAATGA